GCGTGGAGAGAGGCTATAGGGAAAGAGATGGGCGTGCGCTAGCTACGCTGGCGTTCCGAATAGGGTCAGTTGTGGCGGCCACGGAGTAATCCGCTCCGCGAATACCCCAACTGGTACGAAACGCCAAAAGAAATCTCAAACCCGGTGTTATAATTTTTTGATAATAAGACATACTATATAATAGAAGCATTAAATTATTAGTGCCTCTAAATACGTTTGAAGGAGGGTTCTTTATGCCGAGACGAGGAAATCGTAAAACTGTGTTGGTTAAGGGTGCGGAACAAGCTATGGATGCATTTAAAATGGAAGTAGCGCATGACTTAGGAATTGATACAACAGATACTCGACAACTAACAACAGTTCAGGCAGGTTCAATTGGTGGCGAAATGGTAAGGCAAATTCAAGCAGCAGGTGAATGGGCAATAATGAAAAGGTATGAAAATCATGAAAAAGATTTATTACCTCCCGATGTATTACCTGATGTGGATCAAGTTCGTGCCATATCTAATGCAGGCAATGAGATACACGAATTAACGAGTGAGCGGGTACAAACACCTCTCCGTGTAGAAGGGCAACAGACAGAGAAGTAGGAGAAAAGTTAGGATAGAAAAAGACCCAGGATTAAGCATCCTGGGTCTTTTGTTTATGCCGCTGTTGGCAATTCAATATCGTCGAATATAACGGGGAAGGTGTGCTTGAAGTGGGCTAGGAGTTTAATCATTATCTCACGCATTTGTGGATGTGCCGTTACTGGGGTTCTTAGACTAAAGAAATGACGCCATGATCTAAAGTTCATACTCATCATAATTTCAGTTTTGGTGCTATTAGGCAACACGCTTCTAGCTATTTGTGGAGTAGCTCCCAATGTAATCATACGAAGATAACTCTTCTCAGCATTTTCCATAGCGTGTATCCACTCTGCCACAATATCAAAGATAACTTCTGCGGGAAGCTTTTGCATCTGAGAATCAAGAGCTATTCCACCTAAAATATCAATGACTGTGATCTCATTACCGAACTTATCGTTTCCGTAATTGCAATATCGTGTCGATTCCTGCGAATAGGAAGCACCAATACGGTGGCGCACTATCTCATGTGATACACCCCTGTCACATATAACTCTTACCGACACTAATGAATGTTCAATAACACTTTCATGCCCCATATCAATCTTACTGCGGAGAAACTGTGGATTGAATGTATCTCCCATATGCCCTTCTGCCTTATAACAAAGACGTGCAGATTTTTCAACTAGTTCCATCATCTCCGTGATAGTAGTATCATTAGTAGGGAACTCTATACTAAATCCTGGTTTTATTGCTTGCATCTTTTTCAGCCTCCTCTAATACTTTCATTACTAACATATAAGCACCGCTCTTAGCCTTAGGTATATTGTTAAACATAAACTCGTGGCCACATCGGGGACAACGTGCTTTGGGGCGGTTACGTTTATATTTCTTCTTATACTCCACATGGGCTTCTAAGATACATCCACATGGGCAATCGTGACGATTTACTGCCGCGGGTTGAGGTGCCGGTATACTAAATTTCTTGGCTAGGGCATTTAGCGGTTGATTCATGGGTGACATCATAATAAATTCCTCCTCCTATTATCCACATTCGGAAAATGGGCAATTGGTACAATGATTACACCCAGATTCTCTAACAAGGGCAGCTACCCCACACTCAGGGCAGAGTTCATAATGTACTTTGGTTGATACTTCCTGTGTGTTTTCAATTGGTTGGATGTTGCCGGACATGAGTTCGCGCAAGCATTTGGCGATTGCGTCGGGAACTGATTGTACTCTGTCTGGCCCGAATCCGTACACAGTTCCGCGTATATCTTTCAGCTGATGTACGATAGTTTCTAGTGGCAAGCCCGCACGCATTGAGATGGAGATCAGACGCGCTAAGGCTTCTGTAAAAGTCTTGATATCACTACCAGCTCTTCCCATTTCAATAAAGCATTCAAATGGATTTCCTTCTTCTGTGCAATTCAATGTTACATATAAACTGCCCATCCCTGTAAGTATCTTAGCTGTTTTACCTGGAAGAATCATCGGACGTGCAGCTACTATAGCTATACGTGATGTCGCGGGTGTCACTATATCTGATGTAGCAATTGTGGGATCTTTCTTTCCACCCACATAAATGACCTGATCTCCTTTACATCCATCTCGGAAAATTGTTACCCCCTTACAGGACATTTTCCAAGCCTCTAGATAGATGTCACCGACTATTTCTTCTGTGGCGTCACTACGAAGATTAATCGTCTTACTAACGGCATTGTGTACATTCTTTTGCCACGCAGCTTGATGCTTTAAGTGCCACATAGGCGCTATCTCCATGGCACCTGCAAACAGATGTGCATCTTGCGTTTCAACTCCATCAACAAAAGCCGAACCACGCTCTATGATGCGTGCAATAACCTCAGAAGAATACTTGTCTTTCGGGAATAATGGAACGAATTCGTACATTACATCTTGGTCCATTACATGTTTTTCGGTCACCACACCAAATAGCGGCTCTACACCGGAGCTTGCACCTGCAATCATGCTTATCGTACCAGTTGGTGCGATGGTGGTAACCGTAGCATTTCGCCGCTTAGGAGTAACCGTCGGAACAGCATCGATGAAATTTGGGTAATATCCACGTGATGCTCCTAAATCTGCGGACGCTTGATGTGCTGTACATTGGATAAAACTAGATACAGTTTCAGCTAATGTTACCGCCTCATCACTAGCATAAGGAATCCCTAATTGAATTAGCATATCTGCCCAGCCCATTACTCCTAAGCCGATTTTGCGGTTCCCTTTAACCATCAACTCAATTTCAGGTAATGGATATGTTTGCACATCGATGACGTCATCCAAGAATCGTACAGCTATCCTGGTTACACGTGCAAGACGATCCCAATCAATACATCTAATTAGCACAATATCATCAACAATATCTTCCATGACCATTAATTTGAGGTTGATGGAGCCGAGGACACAAGCTTCATTGGGAAGCAAAGGTTGTTCACCACATGGGTTAGTTGCTTCTATTGCACCAATGTGCGGAGTAGGATTATGGCGGTTGATTTCATCAATGAATACAATTCCAGGATCTCCGTATTTCCAGGCATGATGCACTAGTAGTTCCCAAATATATTTTGCTGACACGTAGCTAACTACAACTTTTGTGGAGGGGTCAATTAGGGGATAGGTATACCCACTCTTCAAAGCTCGCATAAAGGAGTCTGTGATAGCCACTGATATGTTAAAATTGGTTATTCCTCCAGATTCTTTGCACGTAATGAATTCCTCAATATCCGGATGATCCACACGAAGAATTCCCATATTTGCACCACGCCGGGTTCCCCCTTGCTTGACCTCTTCCGTAGCAGCATTAAAAACACGCATAAAGCTGACGGGACCAGACGCCACACCGTAGGTGGAGCTGACGCTAGAACCACTTGACCTAAGGCGACTAAAGGAAAAACCGGTCCCTCCTCCAGTTTTTTGTACCAAAGCCATATTTTTGATCGCATCGAAAATCCCCTCCATATGGTCCTCAATGGGAAGAACGAAACAAGCGCTAAGTTGCGCATCCTTCTTACCTGCATTCATCAACGTGGGAGAGTTGGGTAAGAATTCAAGATTGTTTATCACATCAAAAAATAAGCCGCGTGCTTCTTCTGGATTGTTATCATTAGTAGCTACAAATTGAGCAACTCTCCATGCCATCTCTGTTGGACTCTCCACAATTTGCCCTTTCTCTCGTCTTAGATATCTTCGTTCCAAAATAGTCATTGCATTTTTGGTTACTTCCACACTAATCCCTCACTATTACTTTCAATTTTTGTCTACCAAATTGCATGGCATCCTGCTTACGATGTCCCATGTATATATCTAATTGGGTCTTGTTATCTGGACGATCTTGCACAATACGTTCACCAATTCCAGGAATATACACATGTGTACCAAAGGGTAAATCATTCATGGCAATTGTTGTACCATCAATTGGCCACTCCATATTAGCACATCGATATCCTGTCCAGTTGTACGCGGTGACCTCCACAAACATTTTTCTACCGGAATTACCACGACTTACTTGTTTGTGTGGTAATTCTTTCTTAATGGGTACCTCAGGCACGCCCAGAAGAACTCGAGGTATAAGATCTGTTAGAATTATTGGAGTAATGTGTTGGACCTTCTGTGATGCGGGTAATTTGATTTCCTGAACGCCTGATGTTAAACTTACCAACAACAATGCCATTACGATCGTACAGAAACTCAATCTCATCAACAACAACCATCTCTTTTCTAATTACCCAATCAACATGTTGCCATGAGCAATATTGTTTAAAGGGTTTCCAACGAATACAGCTGCCACAACACTCCTGATGTCCCGTAGGTACCAATTTGAAATAATCGCAGCGAATTGGCTCCGCCTCCCACCACTGGTACGCCTACAGCGTACGTAATGATTTATACCACTCCGTCTTGTAGATATGGTGATGATATGCATCTTTGACCCATGCCCCATAGTCCATAAATACATCTTTATCAGTCACCTTATCTTCCCAAAATACTTGTTTGGTGTCCGTATTGAATCCGACTAAATTACCCCAATCTGCTCCCACTTCAAAGTCTGTTTTAAATGGCACATCACAATTGAATAAATCGATAGGTGCTTGCGCCATCACTCCGGCAGCATATTCTCCTACAGCCTTTATGATCTCCACATCATTGGGAATTTCCATCAGTGCGGAGTCGTGAACCAAATCGGTGATACTCGTATTGAATTCTTTCTTTAATGGTTTTTCCATCTTCATGGCACAATATAGTAATAAGTCAGAAGAGGAACTTTGAATGGGAAAGTTTCTAGCTTCATTCTGGAGATTATGCAGCGATTCAGGTGTTACGAGACCAAATCGTCTACGTCTTCCCCAAGGTGTCTCTAAATAATTTCCCAAAGCCACCTGATCGGCACACCATTGTAGATAATCTCGGCAACCGTAGTACTTGTTTAACCATCCCATACGCATTTCGTGTGCATCTTCACGGGACATGTTAAACTCGTCCACAAATGATTGGTCTTCCCTTCCGTAGGGAATACCGAAATTAGTTGCTTTGGCGCGTAACTTTTGCTGCTTCGTGAAATGTGGACCATATAGGGCTGTGGCGGTTTCCACGTGTAAATTTCTGTCGGTCTTGAAAACATCCATCATTACGGGGCATCTACTTAGAAATGCCAGCCATCGCAATTCTGCTCCCGCATAGTCAATCTCCCCTAGTATAAAACCCTCTTTTGGTATATGCGCTCTACGAACATTTCCTACTCCGTTAGCGGATGTCACATTTTGTACATTGGGTTCCTTACTAGTTAAACGACCGGTAGCTGCAATGTGTAAACTAAATGTGGTACGAACTCGCCCATCAGTATCTCGAGCTTTCAAGGTACCCTCAATATACGTAGACTGTTCCTTTTGTGTACTGCGATATTCTAGCACCTTTTTAATGAGTGGAAGATCCGTTTCGATGGAATTTAGGATATCTTTGTCCGTACTTCTACCCTTCTTACGTCGGGGTCTAAGTTTCAATCGATCGAATACCATCCACGCCATCTGTTTTGGGCTAGCTGGATTAAATCGTACAGGGGCACTCTTCGCACCAGATTCTGCCATATATAGATCACGATTCCAATAAGGTGCAGCGGCTTCTTCTACTTCGTCTTTAATCTCGGCAATTAATACATCATACTTGCCATTCATCTCGTCCAAATAATCTTTATCCACAAGCATACCGTTTTGTTCTACCCGCGATAAGAAATTCGATGCAGGCACTATAAGCGTGTGATATAGTTTCTTCAGGCATGCATTCTCTGGTCGGTCAATCTCTTCCATCAGTACATCTTCTAGCTGGTATGTGTAGTCTGCGTCTACGGCCACACGTTCAACAAGTGCCTCAAAGAACTGAGGATATGTGTCCAGGGTGACAACCTTCCAGTTTTGGTTCATCTTGTACTTATATTCAGCAGCTTGAAGATAGTTCCTAGTTAAGGAACCCAAATCATGCGAAGAAGTTTCATCTAACACGCAATGCATGTACATCGTATCCATATCAATAGATACGGTGCCTAACTTTCTTCGCCACAATACTTTCTTGTCGTATTTACCCCCCTGCCAAGTCCATTTGATGTTGGGTAAATCAAAGAACTCAGCGATACGATGCATCATTTCACGCGGAATTACCAGAACCTTGTTCTTACCAAAACATATACCAAGAACCAGAAAATCGACGATCCTGTAATCCAAGCCAGTAGTTTCAATGTCTGCCGCAACTCGTGAAAATCTAGGCAGGAACTGTAATGCTTGATCGATCTTTGCTTCGGTGTCCAAGATTTGCCATTTTGTTTCTCCTGTATCATGGGCAGATCCCCCCGAATAAAGATTGGCTATCAAGAACAACGAAGCTAGAAATGGTTTAAAATCCCCCGGGGCACGGATAATCAATGCTGGATGCATTATAGGAATCACCGTAGTCTTTGTGATAAACCCACTACTATCAACGCTAAACTCCCGAGGTCTTGCGTACTCCTCCGTGATCTTTACATTGTAGTTACCCGACAATGTTTGGAAAGCAACCTTTCCCAAAGTAATAACATACTTAGGCTTAACAGCAGCTATCTCTCTAAGTAATCTGTCTCTACAATATACCGTTGGCTCCTTAGGAAATTGTTTACCCTTCTTCCTAGGAACTGCACAAGCAATAGCAGTTGTGTAATGCACTATTCTTGTATCGGTTGGGAGACCTACCTTTGCCATTGTCTGCTTAAGTATATCCGCTCCAGGTCCCGTCATGACCTCACCCTTACGTGCTTCACCGGCAGTTATGGCTTCCCCAATAACCATTATGTCGCGCTGTCCCACCGATAGAGGTCTTATTAGCTGAGGATAAACTCTACAGGGACAGGTAAGGCAATCGTTACAAGCTGACATAATCTTCCTCCTTAATAGAGTTGGTATCCTGATGATAGTGTGCAGGCAGATTCCCAAATTTCAATATTACGTAACAACTTATCCATATGTGCATCGTGAGCACTGAAGTCTATTTCCCCACTAGGTCTTGGTCCCTGACTAATAAGCATATTCTCTCTGGCATACACATAGGCAATAGCACTATCTACTCCGCGTATAGGAACAATATGTTTAGCTTGGGCAGCTTTCTCAATCATCGTACACTCAATGGGAGTCTCCTGACATCCCAACAGATGCACATCTCTACCGCGTAGAGACCATCCCAAAAGATGCAGAGCTGCAAGACGCGCATCGCGTTCACAATTCTTAACTAGGCGCTTAGGTATACCGATGGTATCGATATCCATTTCCAACATAAGCTTAGCACATTCAATCCACTCTTCCATAGTTTTACCTTGTGGCACACCCATGAGTTTTCCTTTAAAGTGTTCCCGTGCATAGGGTATGGCTTCGCAGGCAGCGTCTAGCGTTATTTCTGCTTCATCCAAGGTATCCGGAAGAATTAGTTCATGTGCCCCAATCAGATTAGCTTTCGCAACTATTCGTTCAATACTCATAGGTACCCCGGTCTCAATTACCCCATTATCCAGATTGACAAATTTACCTTCAGTCGCCATACGCATGTAGAATTCCGTGTACGTCTTATCTACGCCGACTAGATGCGCTAATGCCATATGGTATGGCTTATCCTTAATTAACGATAAATAGTGTGTGGGTAATATAGTGGCGACTTGCATCTCTCTTCCCCCAAATAAATTAATAGGAGGCTCTTCATGCGATGCCTCCGGAACGCCTTAATAATAATCTGGATGTTCGCAGACAGGTGAGCTCCGATCAAAACATACCAAGCAAACTCTACACCCTCATTTGGCCTTACCTACATCGATGCGTTTTTGCCGTTCGGCACCGAAAGATAATCTCTGCGTATAGGGGATTGGATCCTCTACATCATTAATGCCGAACGCCGCTTGACGATCGATACAGGTACCACAAGTACCACATGACTCTTGCTCTCCTTCGTAACAGGACCAGGTGAGCTCGTACGGAGCATTCAATACTAATCCGGCCCCAACTACGGCTGCTTTATTCATATTAATAAGTGGTGCAAATAAGCTAACTTTACCCGCAGTACCATACCTAATGGCATTGTGCATGCCCATATAGAACTCCGGAGTACAGTCTGGATAAGCTCTTCCTGCTGCATCATCTGCGTGAGCACCATAGACAACAATATTCGCGTCGACACTATATGCAATAGCTGTTGCATAAGAAAGAAGTAAACCATTACGAAATGGTACATAGGTATCTACCGTACCAGGTTGTTTGCGAAGCTGTTCGGCATAGGATTCGTGAATGATATCCTTACCGCCCTTGAGTAATGGATTATCTCCTGCCAGATCGAAGACACCCGTTAAGTCACGAATAACGTGACGAACTCCATAATGCTCGGCTATGGTAACAGCACAATCTAATTCCTTTGAATGCTTCTGTCCATAGATGAGGGATAAGGCTAAAACCTCATCTGGTTGATAGTTCTCCAAAGCCATAGCTAGGCACGTTGTACTATCCAAGCCTCCGCTTAATAGGACTACTGCTTTCATTTTAATACATCCTCCCCTTTATTAGCATCGTGTTTCCAGCGCATAGGTAAATCTTTTAACATTTTAGGTAAGCACTCTTCAAAGTGTAACACACAGAAGATATTCCACGCTGCCGCAGCGAGATGATCTTCATCTGCATTGCCCATCATATACTGATTAAGATGCCTCTTAGCGCTATCAATCATACGCGACGCAGGAAGTCCTTTCTCCCAGTTGCGTTCAGCATACTTAGCGACACCATTCTCGTAGTGTTGCGCTAAACGGTGTAGAGCAAACGGCGATATCAAATCGTATCGCCCTTTACCCGTAGCAGGTTCCCTCATGGCTCCAGTTTCGAAGTTTTCCCGTTGGCCTCCGTCCACCAAACCACCACTGGTACGTGCCGCTTCTTTTTCCATCTTTTCTCTTTCCTCCCGCTCATCGTCAATCATGAAGGTGTATCCCATTATTTAACATCCCCTTCAATAACGCTGCGTAGTGCTAAATAATGCTCAGTAGTTTCAAATCGATTCTCCTTGCCGTGTCTATCTGCACTATTTGTGTGGGAATACTTACCCAAATGCCTATGTGCCAACTTGGAGAGATTCAATTCTGCTATGACGTCTAATGATATACCCAAGCTCTTAGCTACTGCGGAAATATACCATAATACATCGCCTAACTCTTTGGCTACCTTCATCCGATCAAGTGGCTCCTTATGGAATACGTGGTGTTTTATAAGTTCACATACCTCACCTGTTTCGCCGGCTAAACCCATAGACCAATCTAACAGTTCCGCCTGCTCTGGAGTTAACATCTCATGCACTTTGAACGTTCCGGAAGCGGCTCTTTGATACCCTTCAAATTCCAATTCAAACCCTCCTTACTCTTTCCAGCCCGGGCTAGCTTACGCCCTTCTCTTTAACCCTTAATCTTATAGATAGTTTCTTCTACCAGACATTTTCGTTTGCGGAGTTCCTCAAATAATTCTACATCACTCCATTGACGAATATCTCTCTCAGGATCATAGTGCGTAAATAATGCATTTTCTTCATCCGGTAGGCACTCGATGGTTAAGGCAAAACGTGCTTGTTGTAGTGCGACACTTTTATATGCATGTTCGCAAGCAAAGTGGGTACGCGCACGATTAATTACTGTTATCTGGCCAACCTTTTCCATGTTGTGTAAGGTTACTTTACGCGTACCGTCTGGATTTTCGTCAATCACAATTACTCTTTGCATATTGTCACCCCTTAATTAACATTAATGCTTCAGCTCGAGCTTCTGGCTTGTCTCTGAATACTCCGCGAACAGCCGATGTAACAGTTGAGGTACCGGGCTTTTCGATTCCGCGTGATGTCATACACATGTGCTCTGCTTCCATAACTACCATAACTCCTAATGGTTCCAAAACCCCGCTAAGTGTGTCAGCAATTTGGGAGGTAAGTCGTTCTTGTACCTGTAATCTACGAGCAAAACATTCAACAAGGCGGGCCAACTTACTAATACCAACAATCCGACCATTAGGTATATAGGCGATATGTGCTTTACCGAAGAAGGGTACCATGTGATGCTCACAATGACTGTAAAATTGGATATTACGAACAATAACGATTTCTTGATGAGGGTCATCCTCGAACACCCTCCCTAAAATTTCGTGGGGATCCATACCATATCCCTCGAAGAATTTAGTGTAGGCTTTTACCACACGCGCAGGAGTATCGAGTAATCCTTCACGGTGGGAATCCTCCCCAATACTTTCTAACAATTTACAAACAGCATTCATAATTTTACCCTGATTGTGTTCGACTGATTCATTCATCAACTTTTCTCCTTTTCATTTGACGTTGATTACTTTATGCATTTGGATTCCCATACGTAGATAGTTAACTGACATTACCAATTCAGTCGCTTTTTTCACTGAATTTTCCATATCGAATGCTTGTGGCTGTATAGAAACCATTACTTTAGACCCTAGTGATCTATGCACTTCGGGAATAATATTCAGCTCAAAGGAATCATCTACCACATACTTCAGTTCATCAAATCGACATGCCGTGTCAATATTGTACATGGGGGGTTTAGGTGAGCATGTTACCCAATCAGCTCCAAGCGGAGTGGGTAATGTACCATTTGTTTCAATGCAAACAAACTTACCCTTCTCATGCAACATATCCACCAATTCTTGTATGTCGTGCATACAAGGTTCTCCACCAGTTATGACTACTATATAACAAGAACACTTGGCTACAATCTCATCCGGCAGCATCCTCACCATATTTTCCCCCGCCCAGGACTCTTTAGTATCGCACCATGGGCATCTGAGATTGCATCCTGCCAAGCGGATGAAAGTTACAGGAAAACCCACGTATGCCCCCTCACCTTGAATGCTGTCAAATATTTCCATTACAGGTAATTGCCCCATCATAGTATTGCCTCCGCGTAACTAGTGGGTGTCTCCCATATCTTGACGCAATTGGCTCTATACGGAGCGTTAATGTTTTCCAATTCGGAATTGATCATCAGGAGGAAATTGATTGCCATATTTTCGGCAGTGGGTCTATAACCTACCAATTGATGTTTACGTTTGTACTTGCGCAATGTAGCAATAATCATCTGTTCGCATCCATCCGGTGAATGCTCCCATCCCATAAAGGCGTGATCCAGCGGATCCACAATTAGATTTTTTACAACTTCCTTCAATCCCTTGAAGTCAACTATCATACCCTGTGCAGGACCTTTTGGCTCCAATTTATGTGGCGGCTTATGAAAGACTGTTACATGCATGATGTAAGTGTGCCCATGCAAATTCAAACATAATCCTTCATGTTCGGCTAATATGTGGCTCATGTCCCATGAGAACTCCTTAGTAGCTGTTATAAAAACATCTGACATATATCTACCTCCCTGTATCTATTAATGGTTTGTCTCCAGCAGGAATCAAAAATAAGGACGCGAGTTTATCTCACGTCCCTACCTCTATTAATAGGTCCTAGATGAAAGAATTAGCTTCCATAGCCAATACATCTTTGACCGTATTGCGTTTTTCCCCTTTGTACTCACCCTGCTTTTGGACTTGAATTCCTAAGATAAGTCGGCATTGGCGACCTACAGCAATCCCCGCGTCGGCAAAATCTTTCGGGGTGAAAGCGGAAAGATTTACCTCTGGGCAACAACGCACGAGGAACTTTTTCAATTTGGCCTGACCAAACTCTGATCCATTACCGCGTAATACCCAATAGTCGAAGATAACACGCTTTTCAAACTCAGGCGATGTAATGGCATACTTGACGGTTACCATAGGATTGCCCGCTTTGGAATCTCCGAAGTCCAGCTCATCAACTACGGCATCATACGTTCCCTTTGGGATGATCTCAAAAGCTTTGTTTTCCTCCACACCCGTGAGGTCGAATGTCATTCCGCCAGCATCTGAAGCTGCCCCTACTCCTACTTGATCTTTCACTGCGGGGGTACCCATTAAATCGAATCCGTCCATGTTTAAAACACGCTCCCTTTACATTTTCTCCTTCCATTCGCCCTCCTCCACCCAACGCGAACAGTATAGAAAGTTTTCTTCCTATATTAATATAATATCGTAAAATTCAAGATTTTAAACGGGCTAATAAAACTTTTCTTTAAGGCAGAATTAGCGAAGGAATTAGATTAGTCCAATCCCATCTTATATAAAATTGCCATAGTTGGGTCATCCACATACAAACCAGTAAGGTTACTGCCATATCGATGTTTAGCGGCATAATGTGCACCGCCATGTACTCCACCCTCCAAGATCAGTCGACGTACAACTTTGCCTCCTTCTTGAGGAATTTTGCGTAAATATCCAACTGTGTCCACTAGTCCACGTACATCGTTGGATAACTTACCCGGTAACATGGGTTCGTAATGGAACATTTTACGCGCATCTTGTTCGATTGCTTGACCACAAATGAAAATGGAATTAATGTGCAAATCGCGGTACCTTCTGATGAGAAATTGAATCATTTCTCTCGATTTACCCCAGTCCTGAAATTGAGCCTGGTCGGGTTCTGCATCCAATTTTTGTGTGGACGGATTAATACCTAAGATCTGGTACATGCAATACTTTTGAGCCTCTGTTAATGAGTCGGTAATTACTGTACGGAACTTACGCGGTACAGGGATCAGTTCCATTAACTTACTCTCATCAAGTACCCCATTAATTACGACTTGGGGTAAGAGTCCTCTCACCTGAGCTTCGAGTTTACGTAGGGTCAATTCATCGTTAGCGTCTCGGGCCCTGATGTGAATCTTCATAAACTCATACACATAGGCATATTGCTGATAAGATTCAACAGGAATAACCATGATACGATTAGGGTCAATATTGTTCTTGCGGCAAATACGCGCAATTTCTTTCAGTGTCTTTTCTCCACCCTCAAGGTTAAGATAGAGCACATCGCACATATCCGGCACAAATATCGCCGAAGCAGCTAACCAAGTCTTACCATCACCAAAGTCACCATAAATGAGAATGTTCTGCCAGTCAAAGATTTCTTCCATCTGGCGCATAGTAAATAAAGGTCCCGCTAAAGGAATAACCGGTGCATCAGCCATTAATTTTACCCTCCAGTATTAGTTTTTCTACCACCGCTGCCATTTTCATCCGAAACAAGTTTTCCGCGCCTCCCGCAAACATTCTCAACTCGAGGTTAGGTATAATTTGCGCTACTGCATATTCCTGGGAATTCTTATCTGGATAATCCTCGGCATAAACAGATACATAGATGTGCATTATTTACCCTCCGGTTCATCGTATTCTGGTGGCAGGATAATATTGAATAGGTCAGGACGTAATTCTGCATCGTCTAGCTTAGCAGCTTCCAACGGTGAATCCGGCCACACGATATCCTTTTTCCAATCGTCGTGGTTGCTCTCGTTACTATCAGAACGTTCCTGGTAGTCTAGCATTAGTGCATTGATAGCCTCGTCTATGTTACCACTATCCATCTCAATACAGGTACTGCGGAAGTCACAATCCCACATACAATCTCGTGTAGGATTGGGATATAGATACAAGTTAGGATTGATCATCTGTTCAACTTCACCCATGATGTGGTGATATGTGGCTATCTTCTGCGCATCGTTACGTGTGACTAAATCCCATCGGATAAATCTGTCACCTTCGGGTGTGTCTAGTGTGGCTAAATGATTAAGCATCTCGATGATCTTAGAGGGTGCTTTTTTGACTTCCCCATAATCCTTGAGTACCTCAGCCCTAAACAACTGGTACGTAGTCTTCTGTTTCTTCTCAACAGACAGGTCACCCGACTTAAGGCGTCTCGGTGGCTTAGCTACGTCCTTTGTTAACTGTAGATACACAAATCCATGAATCTTGTGCTGATACCATTGCTCTGCCCCCCAACAATAGGAGCTAATTTGATCATCCGTATCTAGCTTATTGGTGTCAGCTCCCTTAGCCGTCTTGTAATCCAAGATCCACCAGCGTCCATATTTGTCAATTACAATTCGGTCCATTGTACCATGATAACATATCGGCACAATCACTACATCAATAATTTCCGAGTTTTCATCATCGTGCATATATCTAATCGGTTCTTCTTCTAGCAATCCTGCGCTTGCCAGTACATTAAATTCGTTTGGCAATGGAGCTTTGGGACGTATTAAACGTCTCTCTGAGTCGATAGTTAATTTCTCGATTAATTTACCCGTTCTAGCATTCACGATTACTTTGAGACCTAAGTCCAATGTGAATGACTCCTCAATAGCCGGGCGAGCTCCCTCACTGTGAGCTATGGTTTGTTGATTGTCTTTATCCAGCCACAATGTTTCAAATTCCAGGTCGTTGTTATGTTTCGGATACCACTCTAAGAAATACGTTAGCATGGCTAATCCTAAATCATAATAACTGTCTGCGGCTTCTGGCCTCTCCTTGAAGGCACCATAATAAGCCCTGTAGGCTCTACGTGGATCTCCGAATCTGTTGTAACCGAAGTAATCCTCCATAGCAAAATGGATAGCTGAACCAAACCAGAAATGGATGTTTGTTTCGGATCCTCGACGTTCTAGATTACTACGCATGGATGATTGGAATCCCCACTTACGTAGGCACCTTCTAAAGGTTCTGCGTCCGCTTGTACGAATGTTGAACTTAGTAGTTAACTCGCGCGACACAATCTCAGCGGTCTTCCATCCCTTTGGAACAATGCTAAGTTCTGACAAATTCTCCCCTCCTTTATTATTCCTATATATTATGGAAGTTTGTATCTCCCACTATACGGCAAAAAAATGAATTTGTCCCCATCCAAATGATGATGACAAATCCGAGAAAGAAGTGTGTGTATAGAAGAAAATGTTACTTTTCGCTCTATATTAATATAATATCGAAAAATTCTAGATTATAAACGGGCTAATAAAATTTATTTTTTGCCCTGTAACATTTTTAATTTGGCTTGATATTGAAGTGACGTTCCCACAACCCAGTCACTGGCGCTCTTCTTTTCATTTAAGCGGGCTGCCACGGCTTCATCTACCGTTCCCTTATGCATGGCATAGAAGATATTAACGAAGTTACTCTGGCCAATTCGGTAGAGTCGATCTTCCCCCTGTTCATTGAGATTGAAGTCCCATTCATAACCGAGGAAGTAAGCTGTAGCTGCTGTTGTAGCCTGAAATGAAGCTCCGGATTTGATAACACATATGAGTACTCTGTGTTTGTATCGATCTTTTTGGAAGCTTTGCCATTGTCGCCCGAATTCTTCTGCAGTAAGTCCTCCTGTGATTTTATACACGTAAGCGTTTGGATATTCTTCGTGTATAGCTTGTTCAATATCTGCTACTCCCTTCTTGAATGGTGTGAAGATTACAATAGGTTTATCCTCATCAAGGCTAGTGTGACTATGTTCGATGATAGCATCAAGCCCCGCTCCACGTGTTTTAAGCCCCAATACTTTCGGGCAAGCTAATATCTGTCTCTGGCGCATCTGTAGAGTCATCTGATTAGGCGTTATGAGTAAGTCTCCAGATTCGGGTATCTCCGCTATTAATTGGCTAGTTAATTCATCGTAAACCTGCTGCTGTTCTTCATCCATCTTCACCCATAGAGACTGTCTCCACTTACCTGGTAACTCTTTTGCCACCTCGTCTTTTAGTCTACGAATCATAAATTCACTCAGCATTGCCCGGAAACTTGCCACATCCGCAGGGTTTCTCTCGATGGAGGTGCCGAACGCACTTTTTATACGAATGCAATACTTTCCCACATAAGACCAATAGCTGTCAAAACGCTTAGGACTAACTAGATGTAATGGGCCAAATAAATCAACTACCCCTTGACGGAAAGGAGTTCCAGTTAAAGCAAATCTAATTGGTATATCACGCGACAACTTGGCGGATACCTTAAAGGTGTCGTTCTTATGATTAAATAAACCTCCCATGTGTATTTCATCCCACACAATAGCTTTCCATTTGAACGTACCAGTTGTGGTATTGGCGGTACGCACATTTTTCACCTGGATGCCGCTTTTTAGGGCCACTTCTGCAAGTAGCGCGTAGTTAGTGATTAGATAGCGGACACCATATTCGAGAAAGTCCTTCCACTGTTGATCCCGTTCTTTTGGTTTGCCTGAATAGATAATAGCAGGCTCGCCCAACCATTTTTCAATCTCTGCTTGCCATACCATCAGACCGAACTTAGGTACCACAATGAGACATGGATAACCTTCGAGGGTATCCAATGCTGCTAATGTTGTTAGGCTCTTCCCTAATCCCATATCGTCATATTCAAGAAATGCTTTGTTCTTAACCATAAGATCGTGTGCTTCCTTCTGATAATCCCGCAGTTTATCCCTCAGCATCTAAGATCCTCCCAATATCCCCCATCTCTTGCAACTGCCAATCAATCTGAAGATTTGTCATGAATTCTGTTACATAACAGAAGGTACAATCCCTTTTATCTTGGCACTTATCACAAAACCTAGCCCAAAACGCTTCAATCTCGTTTAACTTCATTGCATATTCCTCCCCGCATGGCAAATGTTAATAATTCCGATACATGGCACGAGACACATTGGTGTTTATCTACACACTGATTACAAAATGCCCAAATAAATGCGTCTAGTTGTTGTAAGCTCATTTCTTCGCCCCCGGCCTATTGGTGATGATTAAGTAATATAACCCATGCCGGATGGCATCGCGGCTGTGACGCATTCCATCTTTCCACATATCCCAGGCCTTTAAACGATCATCTGTAATGAACCCTTTTGCCTGCGCAGCCATCTGGTAATGAATTGGTATGGAAGATCTATTAGGATAACTTTCGATGCGATAGTTTTGATGGCACAAAAGATCAATGCCACCAATGAGGCGTAATGTAACTACTTGACTATTTGAATGTCTTTCAAGTTTGTGGGCATATACACGATAGTCTTCACATACAACATGGGAGGGGCAACTGTTATATATCAGGTTCTCTAGCTCATTCCAATTAGGTTGTTTATCCATAGTTACTGTTTCAATTTGTCCCCACTGATCAAGTTCCCCCTGATTAAAGAACGCCCAGCCGGTGGTCTCTCCTGGATCTAAACAGAGCAGACGAGAAGGGATCCTGGATGGATCCCCATGATAAACTTTTTCGAGTATCTCTTTGTACTTCATAATAATTTCCTCCTAGCTTATTGCATAGCCGGCTTTCACACACCGTTGCCTGATCTGCTGAATTACTCGCTTATGCCTCATCCGTATGTTTTGTGTAGATACTCCCAGTTTCTTCGCCATGGATGTTAGTGATAATCTCGACTTCTGTGAGTCTATCTCAGCTAGCTCGATGAGGTACTGCATCTCCAATGCTTTCCAATGATCAAAGTCTACTGTTGAATCTTGCCCTTTAGTGGCTTTCGATATACCTTCAATGGAAGGCATTATAATTTTGTCAAATAGCCCATCCAAGCTGAAATCTTGTAGTAGTTTCTCGAAATCAGCTTCAGATACTTCATCTGCAATGTTTTCGTGCCTATTAAACATTTCCCCATCTACTACAGAATACTCATCCAATGAAGTTAATCCTTCACCCATAGCTCCTTCGAATTGATGTTGGTGGTGGTTATGTGCCTTGTGTAGCTCACGTGCTATACAAAAACATGCATAGCTGGCATATGGTACTCCTCGGGCAGGATCAAATGAATTAGTAGCGACGATTAATCCGATACATCCCATTTGAAATTCGTCATCACCAAATGGTTTATACTTCTTTAAGACATGCGGTACTAAACGTATGTTAAGTTCAATGATTTCATTACGATAGATCTGAGTGTTATTAGGGTCAAAGGCTATTAACTCAAATAATTGAGACGTTCTGTTTTTGAGTTCACCCATTTCGGTGTTTTCGACTATGACTTCCGTAACAAGTTCCGCAGCCTCATCTATCTCTACTTTGACTGTATCCTCATCGATGTCTCCCTCTTCGGCGGTAACTTCTAATTCTAATTCTAATCCCAATTCTAATTCTAACATCTCCACACACTCCTCTTTTTGAACACTATTCAATTTTAAAAATCTGGGTTTTGGAATTAATCAACTTTCTATAATACTATTATATAATAAAGGGCATTTAGAAATCTAGGAATAAGAATGAATCTCCTTATTTCTGTCCCCCAATTATATTATTTGACATCTAGGCCGAATTTCTCCGGGTGCATATCGATATACTCTTCTGACATCTTACGCACATTGGCAATCATAATGGCAGTTACATCACTGGCATCTTTCTTCTTAACCAAATTGCATTTGTCGTGCATACATGCCACATTAGTAAAGCAATCACTACCTTCAATAGCTACAGGAATTACATGGTCTATATGCAACGAACTTCCTGACAAATCCTTAATAGGCTTAACGCAATAATAGCAGATAGGAAACTCTTTTCCCTGCATATCTCTGTCGATTACCAGTTCGCGTGTATAGGGAATACCCTGATTGGCTGACATTAATCCTCTACGTTTTGCATGTGCCTTTTGCATGACCTTTCTCCCTTTGGCAGAGGTATGATAAACCTTGTGCTTGGCCGTCAGTGTATCCTTATGTGTGTCGTAATACTTCTTGGAATGTGCCTGCTTTCGCTCTTTGTTTTCGGCATAATACTTCTTATAATTCCGTTTAGACTTCGTCTTGTCGTAGGATTTCGCAGCACATGTTTTTTGGCATGCCTTGCAATTACCCGTAGTATTTGTTTTAGATCCGCTATTCTTATTGAATAGGAAGAACTTCATAACGTGATGACATTTGCCACACTTCTTATATCCATCCGGGATTATCATACCCTCAATGAAAGGTCCCAGATCATCCGGTTTGTCCAGATATTTCTTCTCTTCTGTCTTTCTCATAGTTATACCCGCAAGTGTAAGTCTTTCAAGAATGATTTCATTCGAAGGACGTGCGATAACCACTTCTTTGATTTCTTTTTCCGACATTAACAATTCCTCCTATATTGAAGTTTGTAAACTAAAGTCTCTCCAACTCATGGCGTAAAATAAGCTGAGGGCATTTACGCGCTCAGCCTATTTTACATTCAGCATTAAACCTTCACACTATGGTGGTGAATCACCGCATTATTCTACAGGAGGTACTTCTTCCATCACTGCGTCTGCTGGAGCTTCTTGGGAAATTTGTACATCCTGCAGAAGGGCCATAATATACGCAAATGCTGGTTGGTCTACAACCTTATCAGAGAACTTAGCTAAAATCTCAAGGGCAGAATCGAATTTCTCCTGTGCCGTCTTAACTTGTTTACAGCTCTGCCATACAACTGAATATTCTACATCCAGCTCTTTAGCGACTTCGGCTTTAGTTTTACCTGCAGCGATTTGCTGGCGGATGTATTCTGAACGGGATACCATTACCCCGTCAACTTCGACCTCATGTTTCTGGCGAGTGCCATCAGCTTCCTTAGTCAGACCATAAATGACTCCGTAAGACAATCCAAGTGCTTTAGCCACGGCACCACGATCTTTACCCGCAGCCACTTGTTCCTTCACCCAGGTATTACGATCTACCGAAGTAAAGTCTTCATGGACTTGACCTTCGCCCATTTCTACACCGTCGAGGAATGTTTTACCATCGACGACAGTAAGAACCTGTCCACTCGCAGTTACATCAATTTTGGAATTAACTACTCCACGGCCACGCGTAGCTGGTTCGGCATCGTTAATCATGTTCACTGTTGCTCCGTATACTGTGCGATAAGGGATATCGTAAGCCTCGGAAATTTCCTTGCGGCTCATGTTAGCTACATTGAATTGTCCACGAATGAAAGCACTTTTGGAAACCTCATTACCCTCGGCGTCAAACCATTTACGCTCATCCTGCTCGCCAACTGTTCCTACTACGGATTCAGGTACTTCTACACCCTCGATTGGTGTTGCTTCCATTTCGCCCATTAAGTTCTCATCCATTATTAAATCCCCCAATTTCAATTTATTTGATGTTTGTATAACATCTTATATTAATATAATATCGTTTCAAAACATGTATTTAACGACTTTTAAAAAATAAAAATTTTGGAGCTCGACAATGTCTCCGAAATAGTTATCCGCACACACAAACCCACATCGGAAAGCCCTCCCGCGTCAGCTGATGCCCTTCTCTTAGGCTTTGAAAGTTAAAACGTTGAATTTTCAAAAAGTGGCTTCGGCTTCGCGGCTACACACAACTGGTACGATAGCGCAGTGGCTCAAAATTTATTTTGGATACCTCGTTAAAAATCTCTGATTTTAGAATATTATATTAATATACGCTAATTTTACTGGAAATATTAAACTGTAGGAGGTACTACTATGGATGAAGAAAAGAAAGATGAGAAGTTTTTGGGGGCTAGTGTTCCTAAAGAACTACACAGGATATTTAAGATCACGGCGCTCCAGCGGGGTGAGTCAATGCAAGAAGCCATAGCTCATGCCGCCAGAATTTACATTGATATTACACTCGAGGAGGAGAGGGTTTAGTGGATAAACAGCTTGTATACAATCTAGTAAGTAAGCTTGGGGTGATGAAGCCGAATCATATTAAGGAAGATAATATCAAACAGAAGTTAAAAATGGAGCAAATAATCCAGTCAACTGAATATGCTGCAGAAGAGAAGATTGATGGATGTCACTATATTCAAGTTGCCAGTTTATTCTTTAGTGCAGAACACATAGAGAAAACCGACAACTTTCCACATCTACATAACTTCTTTCGTAATTTAGAAATGCCAAATTTGATCATCGATGGAGAGATTAATTATCCTGGGCGCACAAGCCAGTATTGTACACATGTAACAGGAGCAGATCCTAGTACAGCGATAAACTTTCAGAAGGGTAATGATGGTCCTATTCACTACACTATGTTTGATATGCTTCGAACACCTAAGGGTACCTGGTTAATGAAGGAACCTTATCATGTGCGGCGTAAAATATTGCAACATTTCTATGATACCTTCGTTAAAGGTTCTGCTTTAGAGCCATATATACACATGACACAGATGGTAACAGAGCATAAGCAGCAATTTCTTGATGGTTTGTTATCCCAAGGATTAGAAGGCATCGTTCTCAAAAAGTTAGATAGCTATTATCTTATGGGGAAGAAGCCGTTATGGGTATGGATGAAAGTTAAACAGAGTGAAGAGACTGATCTTATCATAACAGGATTTGAGCCATGCACTAAAGAGTATAGTGGGTCGGATTTCGACAATTGGCCATACTGGAGAGACGAAAATGGAGTAACTCTACCAGTAAGTAAGCCCTATTACTTTGGATGGATTGGTTCCATTATACTTAGTGCTTATATAAACGGCACACTAACACGAATCTGCACCTCATCAGGGATGGACGAACAAACCCGAGCCGATATGACGGCTAACCCTGATAAGTATGTAGGAAAAGTAGCCAAAATGGGTTATATGCAAAAAACAGACGCGGGTTTTCCTAGACATCCCAAATATTTAGAACTTCACCCAGGCAAGGCCCCAGAGGCATGTGTTTGGGAACTGCACTAGATATAATATGGGAAGATTGGAGGTGTTTGAATGCCCTATAAGGACGTAGTTGCCGCTGCCCATTATTATGTTGATCAGGGACTTCCCATCATACCTATTTGTAGTCATGATCATGAGTTTACCACACCGAAGCATAATACCATGTGTAACTGCCCAGGTAAGATACCTCTTATTGCATCATGGCAGAGTAGAAAGGATACTACTGAGGCACAAGTAGGTGAATGGTTATCCCAGTTCAAGAAGTTTAATATAGGTCTTCCAATGGGAGAGGCTTCTGGATATTGTGGCATTGATATCGATGGAACTTCGGGAGAATCATTACTGCAAGAGATGTCTAAAGGAGAACTACCTGATACTTGGGAATTTACTACGGGGGGTGGGCGGCGTCTATTATATTCTATACCTATTGGCATACCCACAAAGAAATTCAAGAAGTCTGGGGTCAAGGGTGAGCACGATGAGTGTGCACTATTAGCTACTGGGCAACAAACGGTATTACCACCATCAGTACACTATACTGGTGCCATCTATGCATGGACTGAAGGACATAGTCCGGATGTTATGGATTGTGCTCCAGCGCCGAAATGGTTGATGTCTCTAATTAAACTTGATGTCTCACAAATAAGTAAGAGCGCGGGAGCAGCACCAAAGGCCCAAGTGTTAAATTTCGATGAAGAATTCGAACCTGACCAATTTAGCGATTTTATACCCGAAGAATTGTATGATATCAAGGAAACCCAAGTTAAGGCACAAAAGAAATCATCCACCAGTTCTGTAGATAGCATACTTTATCAGATAGTTTCTGCTGGTGGTAGAGATGATGCCATGACAAAGATTGTTGGGCATTTTCTATCTAAACCTGAGTATCGTGCAATGCCAAAAGACGTGTTCATGAATTTTATGCATGACTATAATCACAGATATATGGATCCTATGCTAGAAGACGAAGCTGTTACAGTCAAGGTGAATTACTTTTCCGAGATTGAGGCACAGAAATCCGCTATGTACAAGGATCAAAAATCTGAACGCAAGTTTCAGGCGTCCAATACAGCACACATGATAATGAATCTCATGAAAGACCAAGAATTATTGATGATTGACTATGAGCTTAAGTCAAACACTTTTTATACCTGTAATCCTAACCAAGGCCCTTGGATTATTCGTAGTGGTGCTTACCTACAATCTATAAGAGCTATTGTACGTAAGTATATTCGATTGCCCCAGTACGGTGATCCTTCGTGGGATAAGGAACACTACATTAATGAGACTCTAGCAGCCGTGAAAGACTTGATGCTTAGTAACAGTGCGAGAGTTGAACATTCTTTCGATTTGCACGACAATCAAGAGGCGTTAAAGAGGTATATCGTAATTAATGGTAAGTTATTAGATTGGAAAAAGGGTGAGTTATTACCATGGAATCCGGAATATAGGGCAACTATTAACTTTGACATTGATTTCGATGCAGATGCAGAATGTCCGCATTGGTTATCATATATGCAAGAATGGTTACCTGATGAAGGCTCACGGAATCTCATGCAAGAGTTTTTAGGGTATTGCTTAATACCTGATACTAAATTAGAGAGCTTCTTAATTCTTACGGGTAGTGGTAGTAATGGTAAGTCTATGTTACTGAACTTCTTCAAGGGTCTATTTAAAGACTGCTGTTCTTCGTTAAGTACAGCTAAAATGACCGAACGCTTTGGTAAAGCTACACTTCAAGGCAAACTGGTAAATATATGTACGGAGGATGAGGGAGAAAATGGATACCTCAAACATACTGACGAGATCAAAGCTCTTGTATCTGGAGAAGAAATGGTCGCAGAGTACAAGGGAAAGGACCCATTCAAATTTAGAAACATTGCTAGGCTTATCTTTGCCACCAACAATATTCCCAAAACCCGAGATCGTACGCACGGATGGTACCGCAGGCAAATCATTATCAACTTTCCTAATCGATTCGACAAAGATATGAACAAGGCCCGTGAGATGGAGTATAACATGATACAGGAGACGTCTGGCATCTTTAACTGGATGCTTGAAGGTTTGCGTAGAGTTATGTCTCGCGGGGATTTAATTGTTCCTGAGAGTGTTCAACAAAATCTGGAAGAATTTAAGGCAATCAATGATCCACTGGAAGGCTTCTTGCGTGAATGTACTAGAGCAATGATCGATAAAGACTATCCTGGAGGTAAAGAAGCTAAGCGTGTCGGTTTGTCTACTGCTCTTTTATACAAAGTCTACGAATTTTGGTGCGAAGATAACTATGGAGAGAAATCCAGACAACTCAAGATGGTACAAAGAAACTTCACTGAGCGTATCCATAAGGAGAAGGGTTACGCCAAGGATAAGGGTACGTGTATCATTAAAGGGGACAACAAGCAACAATGCTTCTTAGGACTTACCCTGGACCTTAAAGATCATGACCTAAAGGAGAGGATGGTAGATGCCTTTAAAGGATACGGAGCTGCTGAAGCTGAGTCCAAACTCTGCGATTTTATTCAGGGGCTTACTTAAGGGATTGGAGATGTGTGTATTGGGTAGATATGAGTTATATTTAAAGGAACACATGCATAGAGTGGAGCAGAGTGGCTATCATGATATGACTATACCTCAACAACGGGTAGTTGCTTTAATATCTACGCATACATATTACTCTTTCCTTGAATCTGTAGAGCTAGTGCAAAAGTGTATATCCAGTGGATGGTCACTAGAAACAATCAAAGAGGTATATCATTTAGGAGGTTAAATCATGGATATGAAATTCAATGTAGGTATTGATATTCAACAGATGTATGATAATTTGGGAATATACATTGAAAGTCTTCAAGCACAGAGAGAAGTATTAGGGAATAATCCAAATGTTTGTACTCATTTGCCCAAGTTTCGACATATATCTGAAGGTATCGAGGGTAAGAGTTTTACCTACTGTAGTTTGTGTAATTACATCATAAGTGCTAAAGGATTGGATTATGTATATAAGGAACCTAAGTAGGTGGCTGGTATGAATGAAATTTTTTATTTCCTCGTTAAATTGCGCTTCATTTTAGATATTATATTATTATAAGGAGTTTCTTTATAAACTCCAATCTTAAGGGGGAATTAAAATGGGTACAGGCAAGAAAGTACGATTTCATGTAACTGCAGCACCACTGGAGTCTTATTCCGCTAGGTCATTATATGAAATGAAATTCCAAGACGCTGCTAAGGTTATTGCGCGGATGGATACGATGATGAAAGCTTATGTATCTACACAAGCACAGGAATATATTGATTGCCTGTACGCACATGCAAATCGCTTTGGTAATGAGGACTACGAAGCATGTGATCAACCCACCATTGCGCAGTTTCGAGGTATCATGGGTAAGATCAAACATTGGGAAACTATTATGTACTGGCTCCTCGAAGTTGATGTTATGATGGAAGCCGAAGAGCTAGCTAAATTAGCAATGGAAGCTGAGAATGAGATCATGGACGCTATGGTGGGTAATCGCCCAGGCATCACAACCAAGCAATTAAAAAGGGCAGAAAATGTTATAAGTAAATCCAAAGCATGCGTACCCAGAACCCAAGAGATCATAAACCAAGCGGCAGCACTAACTGCTATGTTCTATCATGATCAATGGAAGGAGATGACCAAGGATGGCCACTAAGTATGAACTAAGTTTATCCAGTGACTATGTACCAAATTGGACACTAGTAGATGCAGTTCGAGAGTTCTTTCAAAACGCACTAGACCAACAAACCACTCAAGAAGACAATGAAATGTTCTTCCATTATGATGGTGTACACATGTTACAGATTGGTAATAAATCATCTGTACTGTCTGCTAAAACATTACTTCTGGGTACATCCACTAAACGTAATGAGACAAATACTATTGGGCAATTTGGTGAAGGCTATAAAGTGGCAACATTAGTGGCTCTGCGTGCAGGTAAGCAAATTATTTTCTACAACTACGGTAAGAAAGAAACCTGGAAACCTCGTATGGTTAAATCTAGAAAGTATGAGGGTGCCGAAGTTCTTACCTTTGTGGTAGATAAAGTCTTTTGGAAGAGGCCACCAAATAACAATCTGATCATCATAATTGATGATATTACCCCAGAAGAATGGGAAGAGATTGTTGAATCCAATCTGCATTGTCAAAATATTGAAGACATGGGAGAAATTATACAAACCCCGAAAGGTCGAATCTTATTAGATGACAAATACAAAGGGCGCATGTATGTAAATGGTCTCTTTGTATGCCCTACCAAATATATACATGGGTATGACTTCTTACCTCAATATCTCAAATTGGACCGTGATCGTAAGTTAGTATCTGATTGGGATCTTCAGTGGCTTGCCTCACAGATGTGGGCCTCTTCTGGTTCTAATAAGATTGCCGAACTAGCTAGACAGAATGCTCCAGACGTAGCACATATTCAATATCAAACTATCACATCTTTAACTCCGACATCAACAGCATATGTAGATTTTCGCGAACAGTATGGAGAAAATGCTGTTCCGGTTACGGATCAAAGTGGGGTGGATGAAACTAAAAGAAACTCTTCCAAGGCTGTTCCCATTATTGTATCCAATAGTAGTAAACACCTTATTACATCTTGCCCCGAATATCAAGATCCACCCAAAGAAGTGTCGGAGAATATAACCCCAATGGGAAAACTATTGAACTGGTTTGAGAGTATTAAGGATAATCTTGATACCTATCAAAAAGATGAATTCCATCAAATATTCCACGAAATAGAGGAGGAAAATTATGGAAAAGAAGTGTAATACCTGTGCGCATGAACAGGATCCTAATGATTTTACCATGCATGTTAAGTGCATTAATTGTTGTGGAGGTGCTAATTGGGTAGAAAAGGGCACCGAAAAGAAATGCGGTACCTGCTTTAATTACCCTAATAACACAGCGCTAAAGATGCAGCATTGTAACGCGTGCGGTGTATTAGTGAATGGAGAACCTAGCCAATGGACACCACAAATTAATAAGGGGGAAAAGAAAATGGAATTAAACTTAAAAGCGGTCAATACTGTCGTGCAGGTACAATTCAAGGACAAATTTGGTAACCTCAGCAAGGACTATTCATTCAAAACCAGCCTTAATCTCAACGCCGGAGATATTGTTGTTGTAGATACTTCCACTAATGGGGCTACAGTAGCTATAGTTTCTAATACCAATATCACTGATGGCCGCAGTCTTAAAGCTACACGTTGGGTAATTGAGAAAGTGGATATGACTCAGCATCAAGCTCGTATTGCCAAGGAAGCTAAATTGTTGGCACTTCGGGAAAAGCTGGAGGTTAGGCGGATTCAACTAGAAGATACTACAGTGTATGCCAATTTGGCCATGCACGATCAGAAGATGGCCAATCTATGGCAAGAATATGTAACACTGCAAGGGAGATTTTAATATGCAAGAGGGTGTTGTTTGGCATAAGGGTATGATGGTACCTGTAAAAGTTGAGGTGGGTACAAATTGGTTAGGTTTGCCTGGTATAGTTGTGCATATACCAAAATCATACTCAGGGACAAATGATCTAACGCACATGATTGATTTCACAGCAGATTTAGATGCTGAGGTAAAACCAATACCTGAGGAAGATAAGAAAGTTTACACCGTGCCTGAATTGGGATAAATCTATTCCAAATAGGGACCATGTATCGCGGTTACCGAAAAGTTATCAGCTAACCCACACTAATATGAAGACGAGCCAGTTGGTGTGTTACGAAGTAACTTAAGCATAGCCGCGATGGTAACACCCATTAATGAAAGGAGACTAAGATATGCCTGTTAATCTGGTGGATATGGATTCGAAGCCCACGTTACTTACTCCAAGTACTTGGGAATCAAGTATTTCTACTTGTGAGTTTCAAAGAGTGCAAGAGGGCGAGTGGGAGAAAGGTTTCCTTATTGATGATGGCCGAGGTGGTATCCTGGATATGAATGGCGAGAGGCCCAATATGATTTGGACGTATGTAGCCCATGCACACACGGCAAAGGATATGGTTCGATTAATGTCGTTTCTTGTTGTGGAATTAATGGCGGCAGAGATGGGGGCTTAGGAGGGGGGGGGGGGGGTACTCATGACGGATACAATATTACATGCCATTGGCTGGGTGCTCCTCTATTTAGTATTTGCCTCTTTGGTAGGTAAGTTTATTCATTTCGGAAACAGTGATGATGAGGAGTGGTAATTATGCAAATTGGTGAACGTATATCCAAGGAACAGTAGGAACAACTCCAGAATAAGGTAGGTATATCGCACATTAATTCTAAGGCCAAGCCGGAGGATCGCATCAATCCAGTGCAAATGGTGGAAGTCGCTCAGTGGGCTACAAGTGTAAAACACATACACGCGTCATGGGAACTAGTAAAACGGTGGTGATACTAATTGATGAAAGGCGGTCATGTTATGTCAATCATTGCTATTGTGAGTCCAATCAGATTCGAAGCACAGATTATGGAGGAATATAACAAACTATCACTTCAGGGGCATATTGTATTATTACCCTGTTTATCTCATCCTCAAGGGCATGGCGAAGATGGCGTCACCAAGTTAATGGATTTACACAAGGCTAAGATGGATATGGCGGATAGAGTCCTTATTCTTAACTTTAATGGATACATGGGGCGTGGCACCTATGAGGAGATTGGCTATGCTACAATTAAGGGCAAGCGCATTGAATATCTCGTAGATCCATTTTGGAATACGCGATATTGCACTACCTGCGGACATGAAGATGATACCACGTATTCAACCAAGGATAGAAAGTCCTTATGTATGCAATGCACATGTCCAGAACATCCTCATTGGATTAGTAAATAGACACGATTAATGAAAGGCGGTCATGTTAAAATGGATATGAATGATATGGTACAAGGGACGGAAATTAACTCAAAGCGGGAGCACTGTGCCATATACAGCGATAGTCAGAAAGTTGTCTCCTTTGACGCGGAAGGGAACATTATTGCAATATACGACGTTGAGGAAGAAGTTTTAAAGGTTCCTGCGTATAAGCCATCAGCTGGAGCTTGGCTAGTTACTACGGTGGCCCAGGCATGTTTTATAATTGCTATGGGTGCGTGCACTATTAAGTTTGTCAATTGGTTGTTTTAATAGACTCATGTATCGCGGTATACAGCTCATCGTACCAGTTGGTGCCGCGTAGCATGATACCCTTAATGGAAGGCTGGTAAGATATGGAAGAATTAAAGAAGCGTCTGGAAGTTCAGATTGAAAGACTTACGGACAAGATCTACGATGGTGAACCTGAGGTGTATACACGCAAGCAAGTTGTCAAGATGTTACGCGAAGTGCGCACAGTAGTGAGGGAAACATCCTATAGTGCTTTACGTGGAGCGCACAACGAAAGTGCGTTTGAATTAAGACCTAACGGTGGCGTCGATCCGGACAGGAGTCGCAGATGAATTCTCAGGATGTTGAACAGATGCAAGCAGGTATGCGAGACTTGGCTAAATTATTGCATGAACATTTTCTCAGATTGGTAGCTCAAGGGTTCACTAGGGAAGAAGCGTTGCAGTTTACCTTAGCATTTCAACATACAATGTTATCGTCAGGTATGTCCAAGTAAGGGACTATGTAATCCGGTGGATGACAAACATATGGCGTTTTTATAACGTCCTACTACAGACCAAGCGGTCAAATGCCATCTTCCCTGGCTACCGCAAGAAACACAACTGGTACGCAAAGGAGGTTACGCAATGCCAGATAAACCCAAATTGTGCCCATTTAGGAAGGTTACGGTAGAGCGAGTCACAGACTGGAAGACGTTTTATGAGCATACCATCGCAACTAACACCACTAAAACGGAAGCATTCTTACCATGCATCAAAAGAGAATGTGCCGCGTATCAACTGGACGGTTGCCTAATGATGCGAAAGGAGTAGGTTATGTGCAACGATGCATTGTGGAACTTTTAATATGTTGTTTACGGTTACTGATGGACATTCGTAATAGTCAACCAGGTCGTCGACAAGTAGCCTTTCGTAAGGAAGTAGAAGCCATTACGTATGCTGAAGCTCGAATTCGTGCAGAATCATAACGAACCAGTTGTGCCGGCTAGACAACACGCTTTAGCGCAAGGCAAAGGAGGTGATGTCATATAGGGTTTAACTAACCGGCTGGGTGTAAGGAGGTGATTGCTCAATGCTCTAACATATAACGGCCTGCTTGGCACTACAAATTGAATAACAGCTCCAAACATGAATGCAGAAACTAACAACCATTCATTATGTAAAGCAGTTGATAGCACTGTGTAAACAACAAAAACACAAAACACCTAAATATGCACCGGGAGGAGGGCTTCTATAGCTCAATGAAATGCACATGAAGCATGTGTCCGTGCTACCTAACTTAATGTCTCACTAGCTTTATAATTCTCAGTCATCAAGCGTAGCCTATAGTGTAGGCTACGCTTTTATTTATGTATGTTGTAGTGTAATACTTCTCGACCTGTGTAATACTTCTCGACGGAGCGGCACATCCGGTCTAGGTGCCTAGAATGTCTAAATGACTAGAAAATAAATATATTTTTGACAAGTCGTTTAAAATCCTTGTCTTTTCGATATTATATTAATATAAGGCAAAATAAACAAAGTTGAAAGAATGGGAGCTGATTGTTAAATGGTAGGTAAAGGTCAAATTAAATCAATTGCGGACATGAACGAGAAGGAGCTACGGATTGCCCTACAGACGGCCTGGGCGAAAATATTCGTATTAGTTGAGCGTCGAGAACAGAAAACCCTAGATAAAGTATTAGGCAGAGAGCATTTATTGCGTGGAATTCCTAATCCATCAACCTTTAGTGCCTTCTATAGGGAAGAAGAGCTATTCTATATACGCGAAGCTCCACGAATGCGTAATGATGGAGATCAATGGTGGCAAGTTAAGGCACATGAATATCTACTCAAGTATTATAGGCCTGCAGATACTGCAATTAGGGAGGAGAAGTCTAAGCGATCCGGTACAACTTTACTATTTATGGGGGAAACATTGATAGAGCTATTTTTACGTCCCTTTGTTGATTCTGGGGAGGTACCCGAATCATGGTTGCCCACATCAAGAATCTTTTCGCAGTACATGACAATACTATTGGCGGAGGATGTGGAGTTTAAGAAATATAAACGTGATGGGGGTTTTAGCTTATATACAATGCACAGTGATGTACATTCCTATAACGCCAAGGATAAGAGATCATGCATCCTTGGGCTATTTCCTACCTTAGAATTGGTAGAGGTGGTACGTGCATCATTACTAGCCTATACTATCGATGAGAAAGCCTTTGCAGAAAAGTAATAACGTATTTGGGTACAACTTAACGAGTAGGCATAACTTTTGTTGCTTTTGCATCACTAAGTTATGCCTTTTTTGTTATTTATGGTGTTGTGTCGCTTCGGGACTTAGGCAAGCTATGACTAAGGACCCTTATGACTGGGCATAGTACTTGTCTCCAAATTTATGGGAATTGTCTCCTCTTACGTAGATGTGCTGGAGATAAGTTGACCAATTGAACTTTTATTTATACTACTATGACTAATCAAATGAATATTCTATAAGATAAACCAAAAAAAAAATATGTGGAGAGACTTTTTTTGTATCTCCAATAAATTTATGATGGTCCCAATAAGGAATAACAAATAATGTATATATATATAATATTCATATGATGCGGCAGATGAGGCAATCGACTTGGGCATTCTGTCATCTTATCTCCAGCACATAAACAGTGGAGGAGATAAGTCCGCATATTTAGGAGAAAGGCCCTGATACCAGTCATAGAGGTCCTTAGTCAAGATTCATGCCTAATAGGGTTGGAAGTGTACGCCATCGTTGTTTTAAAGCCCAGATCCTTGGGCAGCAGTCGCCCACCACATGGTACCTTGGCAGGGTTTTAATGGTGTTTTATGTATCGTGTCGAGAGACACTCTCCAGGAATGGGAGACACTCTCCGTTTTATAGAGACGGGCAACACAATGTCTCTTAGGTTGACGAGATGGGCCGTATGTCTCCGGGATGCCGAGATGGGCCTGCCTGCGCCGCGGCGGTACGTTCCGGATAGGGTGATGTCAGCTTGCTGGCTGCCCGCGAAGCGTTCGCCCATCTCAGCCATCCGATGTGTGTTTAGTGTGCACCGTCCGTCCAGCATCGATTGGCGCCCGACACAGCTGACCAGATTGGTACATAAGGAAAGGACGCATTGCGTCCTTTTCTTCTACTAAATAAGATTCCAATGTATCTCTTCCACGTAGATACCTTTACTGACTAACAATTCATGCAGTTCCTGAGTAAGTTTCCGCATTTCCGTACTGTCTAATTCCTCCATAGTGATGTCCAATACAAGTAATGACATTACGTTCCCTCCTTCTACCCTATGCCTTTATTACTGCTATAAACAACTTAATGATTACCAATACTACAAACGCTCCAGTAGCCAATATTATTGCACCAAGGGCAACACTCCCAACCTTTTTCAACATACCCAACTCACCCCCTTTCTTCTACTTATATCTTGGTGTAATTGCCATTGCCTGTGCTCTGAGCTCCCTTGCCTTGTTCAGCGGTGCTACCATCTTATCGTCATATGCAAAGACTTGACTGATTGACATGTGCCTACATGCCCCATTTGATTTGGCCACACTCATGTCCTGCCACTCTTTGAACAATGCATCTGCCTTGGTATTTAACTCCCACCGTTCTTTCCTAGCCCAATATTCCGCTATACGCACCATCAAACTGTGCACTATATCTTGTTCCGCCTGCAACTCCCCCCGCATTTGGATACTATTATAGTCCTGCTTCATTTCCGTGCCAATTACCAACTTGTTTACTTCTAACCCATTGAAGATCACCTCTAGTTCCTCACCTGTGAACTGCATTCCTTCAAATTTCATTCGCCATACCGCCTTCCAAATCTTTTGCTCAACGCTAGAACTTCTTCCTTGATACTCTTAAGTAGTTCCACTTCGTCGGGATCCTGCAAGATACCCTCTTTTAGGGTAGCGTCGATGGAGCTCATATAGAGCCCCAACGCACAATGAATAGTACTGTGTTCCGCATATGTTAACTTCATTCTTCTCGCGCTCCGTCCTCCTGATTTACGAGATCCTCCATATCTACCAGTATCTTCATCCACTTAGCCGACCACTTTGCCACTTGTACCGAATTGATGCGATTATCATCCAACCTCTCCCGTATCCCATCTTGTATACACTCCATAATACCATCAAAGCGTTCCACCATCTCCTCCTCGTATTCGTACTCATCAAAGTGTGCCTCCTTGTACTCCTGGCACATGTCCTCTGCCACCAACTTGGATATTGTTACCTTCTTGCCATCATCCAACATTTGCACAAATGACTCACCAGTAGTAATAACTACCTCCAGATCTGATACTTTAATCTCTGCCACGACCCTCTGCATTGGCAAATCCCTAAAATCCACTACTGGATCCCCTAACGTAGTTCCCTCATCATGCTTCATCCGAAGAATCACGTAGTCTTCCTTATGGTATTCACACACATAATCCAATAAGTTACCTTGCACTGCTTCCATATTAAAACCCGCCTTTCTCTACCCCTCGCATCATTGAGTCCACGAACTTTTCTACCCATACCTGAATCTCCTCATGACTCCAACTCCTAGGCACCGGTTTATCTCCCTTGTATGTGTCACACTCATTACGAGTAACACTGAGAATAAACGCGTGTACCTTGGTCTCGATCTCACCCATCGCCTCGTGAAATGGTTTCCGATACTCTGCCGCCATTCTATGTGCCACTGTGCGTTTCTTCCAGGTAGCAATCTCACCCTCTTGATGTTCGAACTCCGCAAAGTACGTGGTTAGATTCCGTTGATCCGCTGGCATGTCATCTGCAGTTAGGTACAATTTATAGTCCTCCAAGTATTCCGATACATTCAACTGATTCAATGGCTTATCCGTAGTTACCTCTAACATTACCTTCGCCTCCTTTCATGACGTAATCTTGGTATATAAGCCTCAATTGCCGTACCTACGATGGTATCCAAGATGGTTGCTAAGTCACGAAGTTCTGCCTGGCGATATGCCACCGCTACCATCAATTCTAATGATTCATCGTCAGTTACCATATGATCATTCTTCAACTGATCCTTGATTAATTCCCTTAACATATCTTCCATTACCTTGACTCCCTCCTCAGCGTGTTGTGAGGTACGTATACAAGAGGCACATCACAATCACGCTATACAAGAACTTCTCGTTATCGTCCATCGACATATATCAACTACTTCGCTAGCGATATTATTCCTACTGCTGCCTCCTTAGCTTCTGCAGCGGCTGCTTCCTTAGCGATTTCCCGCTCCCACTCCTTGTGGAGCTTCCAAACGTAGTTATAATTCATCTTCAACTCCTTGGACACCTCAGCCAAGGTCTTACCTATGTCAAACAACTTGAACACCGAATCCTTCTTGGTTTCCTTCTTCTCTGTAACCACCTCAACATCGCTCACAACGATGTAGTTCCGAATCACATTGTACGCAAAATTGTACCGAATCCCGACCATATCCGAAATGACCTTAACTTCATACCCCTGATCAAACAATGCCTTGACCTTGGCACTCTTACTCATCTTGTCATCAGCCAACAATGCTGCCGTTTCCTCAGAACTCATAACTTTACCTGCATTTAAAACCTTCATTCAAACACACACTCGCTTTCTTTACTTGGGTACCAGCACCTCTGGTCCCTAATCCTCGATTGCCACCACGGCAAGGCCACCGGCTAGTATCTGACCATCATAGATACCATACTTAACTACCTGTTCCGGATCGATGGACAAAATGTTTATTTCCATATCAGGATACAGTGTTAACTCTCCATCCCCTTGGATCCCATTCACATGCTTGTGGCGAAAATCCCACTTCTGTTCCAACGCAACGGCACTCTTGTTCATTTCCATACGCACTTCCAAACAATTAATACATGGTCGAGCTGACTTTGGTTGAGGACACACATCGCAAAGACTCATAATACAGACCCCCTTCAAATTTTGATAGTGGGAAATTGATTCCCTCTATTGTTATTATTATATAACAACGGTCCTTAAGAAATCTAGGTCTTTAGGGCGATAAATTAAATTTTTCTTTTCTTCCATCAATCGGACTCGTCATCGCGCTACGCAGCAACACACCAACTGGTACGTAGAACACCCCGGCGTTTTATTGGGCAATTCCTGATGGTGTCTGGTATCCATATTGGAACCCTGCGACATCTATCCGGTCGGCTGTGTTGGGCCTTGCAGGCATCCTCCATGTTCCGCCGACGCGGGCAAAGCGTAAGCCCATCTCCGACATCCAGATACATCGAACTCCGTAGATAAAACTATTAGGGAGTACGAGTTGGGCCAGCGCTCTGCCCGGGCGGGATGTTCTCAAGGTCGATGTAGTAACGGAAGTTCTGGGTGCTTCTAGAATTTTGAAAATTTTCAAATTCTTGTTATTTCTAGAAAATATGTGAAATTTCTCTGTTGATTGACTTAAGCCCCCTGTTATATAATATATATATAAAGAGGGAATGTGAATTTCCCCCATTAATAAGGAGTGTGCAAATATATGCAAAGAGCAGATGTTATCGTAAATGAGGAACAGTTACAACCCAACGTAGAGAAGATTTTCGCTTCGGATGTATCAAAAAGTCAGAAGATGAAACAGTTGTTTGATTTGGGTCTTGACATTAAGGTTATTGCAGAAGTAATGGATGTTAGATATAACTTCGTGTATAATGTTATTAGTAATTATGTGAATATCCACGACATTCCAACATCTAAGACTACTGGAGAATCCAAGAAGAGTGCCATTATTGAGGCATTCTTGGGAGGAAAGACGAATAAGGAAATTGCCAAAGAGCTCAAATTGAATTACAACTATATATACAAGGTGATTCGCGAATTTGGGGAACAGAGTGCAGCCGCTGCTCGGGTATTGGTTAACGAGGTCAAGGAAGCCAATATAGCACCTGAGGAGCCTCCCATTGAGGAAACGAAGATAGAACCAGAGGAGCCAATGATTGAACCCGAGATAGAACCTATTGAGGAGATAGCTCCAGATGATCCGGTAATAACTGAACAAGCCGCTACTATAGAAGAAGTAGAAGAAGAGGAGAAAGTGGAAGAGGAAGAGGAAGAGGAAGAGGAGTTCATACCGCGGGAAGAGCCTCCAGTTTCCAGTAGACCTCCAGTTGAACAAAAGCTATGGAAATCCGCACAACCCGATACTCGTGCAGGTATATCCGCTTTCTTTGCTAGGCGTGCAAAGAGTCGCGAGTAATATACAACACACACACCTGGAACCCGTAAGGGTTCCTCTTTTATGGCGTTTTATAGGGCTGCTCTTGTGGAATCTGGGTGTTTTATAGGGCAACCCATGCGGGGGCTAGGCGTTTTAATGGGCCGGGAGTTGGGCCGCCGCTGCACCGGGGTGGCCGCTCAAGTAACGGGTTACTCCAGGAAACTGTTATCCGAGTAACCGGTTAAGGCGGTTAACAGGTTACTCAGTGACACTGCGCCGGACGGTCATCGATTAACGGGTTACCCGACCAACCTGCTAACGCGTTAATCGTTTAACGGTTTAGCGGAGTAACCCGGGGAGGCGGCGGGAGCAAGGTCCTAGGCTCCGGTCTTCACATCTTCCCCCCCCGGGAAGGAATAGGGGAGGCCCCCCCCCCCCGCGTTATTTATCCATATTGGTTAATACTTGGCGGAATTGGTTAACCGCATCCTCGAGGGTAATTACCTCCTGCAGGTAATCCAATGCGATGTCGGTTATACGGTCCTGCATATCCTGGTATTTGGTTTCCATAATTAATCCCTCCTTCCTATATTAATATTATATAATATCCTAAGAGAGATTGCAAGCGAATCTCCATACGAATTTCGTATGTCCAAAGGCTGGCATTCTCCGCATATTTGTTATATAATAAGGTATAAGGTTAGTAAAACCTTAAATAAATTAATAAGGCGGTATTAACATGCGTATTGCAAATGCGGGCGAGGTAAAAAACTTAAAGGCAGCGGTAACCAAGGTAATGGCTAGCGAGGTAAGTAAAAGCGCTAAAATTAAGGCATTATTTACATTAGGCCTCGAGGTAAAAGCCATTAGCGAGGTAATGGGGGTACGTTACCAATTCGCTTACAACGTAGTAAGTAATTACGTTAACATTAACGAGGTCGAGGTAGTAAGCGAGGTAAAAGTAAGTAAAAAGGCCGAGGTAATTAAATTATACCTCGAAGGTAATACTAATATTACCATTAGCAAGTTATTAAAAACCAATTACAATTACGTTTACAAAATTATTAAGGAATACGCATTACAACAACAGCAACAAGCGAAGTAAATAAACATTGCAAACTAATACCGATTACAAGTAAGTAATCGGTATTAGTTTACTACTGTGTGGTATTTAGAATGTTTCTTATTTATCTAAGACACTTGAGCCCCTTAAGGGGATGCTATATAATATAGATAGAAGAGAGTAAATCTTCTAAATATGTAAGACGAAAGAAGCGATGAGAATGTTAGAGAAGAAGAAGTTAGAGCTAGAGCAATGCGAAGTAGAGTATCTGTTATGTAGTATCAAAGATAAAGTAGATGAGCTACGATGTATCAGGAACAAAGACGAGTTTGAAGTTACGTTAATAGAAGAATATATCGCATTAGCGAATAAGATTAAAGTACAAACGAATATTAACTTCGTAACAATCGAATAGAAGAATCATTCTAAGATGCGAGAAATCGCATCTTTCTTTTCGCTCGTTATTAAGAGCAATTCTTAGTAGCTATAGATTCTTAGAAAAGCATCGCCCTATACTGATATAACAGATACCCTACACGGAGGAAGTCAGGGATTTGGGACCTCCAGGAGACATGGTTCGGGGGGAAACATCTCGTCTTTCAAGGCGACACAGGCCTTATTGTCAACTGAGAAGGTAAATGCGCTAAAAACACAGGGGCAAAATCCCAAAATTCATGGAAAACTAACAAGTCTGGAGAAAGGCACTAATAAGAGAGAGAGATACTAACAAAATAAGTTCGTGTCTCCACGTTCATTTGGAAATACAAACCGATATTATATTAATATAGACACAATACCAACACATGAGCCCAGGATTCCTCGTGAGAAGCAGGACAAAAACTGCCACGCGCGAATGGAAACACTAGGCTTATACTAGGTTAAAGGGAAATACCTGTCTGTCGGCACTGGTGCTATTATCTACTACTAGCACTAACTGCACTAACTGCACAGATTCAGGTATTTCCTTGTGTCCACAGAAAGGAGGTATTGCACAAATGTCCATAACTAGCACCGGAGCAATGACAGCACCCACGGCGGCAGATAGTGACTTAACAACATGGGATCCAATTAAATCGGGACAGCAACAGAAGTTAGGGGAATTAGTACAATACTTTCAGGCTGGCATAACTACTAACATGGATAATATGCCCATAAGTTACATTGATCCCACAATAATTGCCCCTTTACTGTTGGACGTCGACGGTCCAGATGATGTACCTGACGACACAGTACGTGAAGCTACACAGCCCATTGAGTTTCATGAGGGCTTTCCTACTGTTGGCGGAATTCCTCTATGGGAACGGTTAGATGGTGAGCCAATTCCCTATTACAAGTTGTTTAAAGAGTATAGGGACCTGAGATATGTGGGTGGCATTGGGCAACGGGCTATTGCCAAGGTAGCCGACAGGAGTAATATGCCGGGTAGACACTTGAATGCATTAGCGCGTGTGTACCACTGGCAACTTCGTGTTAGATGTTACGATATATACAAAGAGATTGAACGCCAGCTGTCAAGACAAGCAGCCGCTGAGAAACTAGAGAGTAAACATTCTGCGGTGTCTAGTCGGCTATTAGATCAAGCTGTTGATTACTTGGAAACACATCCAGAACAGATGTCGACCAAGAATGCAATAACATTAGTAGAAATGGCCATGAAAGCCGGTAGATTGGCTATTGGCCTTAACCCCGATAAACCTGGCAGCGGGAACGGCAATGGAAACGACAACACAGGAAATAACCAAACGAACATAACCATTGCAAACAATTCAGGTAATGGGGCCATGCTGGTAGGTGGGTCAAGCAGCGGAAACGGGCCAGGTGGTGGAAACGGGCAGGGAACCCTAGGAAACACGAATGGAGCCGGCCAAGCGAAAGAAACTCAGCACTTACGAGATATACTTAACGTGCTAGGTCGCAGCGGTGCCTTCGATGCAGCACACGGCACTAAGCCACAAGAGATAGAATGCGTAGTGCCTGAAATAATTGATATACACAGTGATGAGGTATCGTAAATGGTGCCTCAATCGCGGCGACTTTGCTTCGCCACAAACACCACTGGTACGGAGGGGGGGGGGGGCCTTTCAATGGACTTTAACTTGATAGATTTGGCTCATATTGATCTTGATAAAATGCCACGTTCCGAAATGGAAGCGCTCCAGAAGCTATTAGCACCGAAGTTGAATAAGTATATCCCTCACGTACCAACAGCCAAACAATCCGCGTTTCTTCTTCTTAATAATAGGGAAGCATTCTACGGGGGCGCGGCTGGAGGCGGCAAGTCCGACGCATTATTGATGGCGGCGCTTCAATATGTGGATGTCCCTGGCTATTCGGCATTACTTTTTAGACGGACCTACGCCGACTTAACCTTGCCCGGGGCATTGATGGATCGTGCAGCTGAGTGGCTTCGCCCATTTGTCCAAACAGGAGAGGTTCGGTGGATCGATAAGGAGAAAACATATGTCTTCCAATGTCCCGGTGGGGGAACGGCGACATTGACGTTCGGCTACTTGGAGAATGAGAACGACAAGTATCGTTACCAGGGAGCTGAGTTACAATTCATCGGATTCGATGAGTTAACACAAATTAATATGAGGGCGTACACTTACATGTTCAGTAGGCTTCGCCGACTCAAGGGTGTTAAGATCCCGCTGCGCGTTCGTTCAGCTAGTAATCCAGGTGGAGCAGGCCACGATTGGGTTAAACAGCGGTTTCTCATTGAGGGTCCCGCCAAAGGAAGATTATTCATTCCTGCAACCATTGTGGATAACCCTTTCTTGGATGCTCAAGAGTATATGGAGTCATTGGCAGAACTTGATCCTATCACCCGAGCACAATTACAAGAAGGTGACTGGAATGTAAAGCACGGGGGTTCCTTGTTCGATAGAACGTGGTTCAAAGTTGTTGACAGAGTTCCTGCGGGAGCCCGTAGCGTTCGCTATTGGGATTTGGCAGCTACTGAGCCTAAACCAGGAAAAGATCCTGACTTTACAGTCGGATTAAAGCTAAGTGAAGCCGATGGCATCTACTACATAGAAGATGTCCGTAGAGCCCAGAAAACACCGGGTGAAATTGAGAAATTGGTATATCAAACGGCGCGTATTGATGGTTATGATACCAAGATCTACATGGAAGAAGAGCCAGGTAGCTCGGGTAAGAATAACACCTACAACTACGGTAAGATTCTTCGAGGTTTTGCCTTTTGGGGTAATCGCGAAACAGGTGCTAAGCACCTTAGAGCAGCTCCGGTTAGTTCCGCAGCTGAACGAGGTTTAGTGCGAATTGTCCGCGGAGTATGGAACACAGACTTCTTGGATGAATTGGAAGCTTACCCCAATGTTAATCATGATGACCAATTAGACGGACTTAGTGGTGCTTACCGCATGCTAGCTAGTAAAGCCAACTTTGCGGCAGTTCCTATTGGTATTAACTCAATTGCGGGCAGTTATTGGCGTGGAAGAGATGTAGGTTAATTGTAGTGGGAGGTTAATAAATTGACAAAACGTATTGAAACTCTATCCCCCGAAACAGGTAGAATGTTACTTGAGGACGATACAGTGATCAATCTAGCAAATATAATTGCAAATATCCTCGCAGGTACCACGCCAGTACCATGTGTACTAAATGGGAGTTTACCATCGGGCGGCAACCTCATAGGTGCAATAATGATGCATGGTGACGTGGCTATGGTGATGAGGGATTCAGGCATTGACCCAACGCACTTATTAGGCGCTAATGAGACTTACAAATCAGAAGTCATAGACAGGCCTAGACAAGATACCCCTGATGGAATGACACGATTGTGGGTAAAATCAAGTTCTACTGGTGTTCTATATTTAGAGGAACATAACAATTATAATCCCGATAATCCTGATGCCGGATGGACGACTCTTGCAACTGTAAATGTATCAGCTACAGTTTCAGCATTAATGGCATGGTCAACATTAACTAAACAATATACGAGATTTAAGTTTGTAAATGGTGCCGTAGCTCAAACTGAATTTATATTAAATCATTACACTCAGGGAGTAGGTGTAATGCCTACAATGGTAGCTGACGGGCTTAATGTTACGCTAGGAGTCAAAAACGAAACCCCTGTAACTGACCCAACTGCCTCCGCTAGTGTTACGGCGCGATTGGGTGGGATATTGAAGCAGTTTCAAGGGGATGGGCCAGTCGGAAAGGCTGTTCCTGTTAAGTCTAGCATGGAGGGCTTCGGTGCAACTGTAGCAACTAGACCGTTGGCAACTGCTGTGCCAATAGGATTTGCCTTTCAATCCGTAGCGACACAGGAAATATGGCAAAGCGATGGAACGAATTGGGTGGTGATATAAGGTGGGACTCTTAGATTTTATCCGAGCAAAGAAATATATTGATGCGCATAAGGCTGATAATGCGTTACAGCTAAATGACATTGATAAAGCAAAAGCAGATATAATAAGAAATCAAAGACATTCAGGAGTAGTTAATTATCTCCCTATTACAACAGGTTCAACAACAAATCTTAACTCCATTACAATTCCTGAAACAACATATCCAGTAAATGGATATGAAATAAAAATGCCTTTGACGGTAGTAACATTGCCTACTGCCCCGACTACTGGAACATGGGAAGATTTAGTATTCCTTGAAACCTATTTTCCATCGACTGGAAATGGATACACTATGGCAGGACGATATCGTACCGTATCAAATGTTAATTTTATTACCTATCCACAAGGCTTTATTGAACTTGACCCTTATGCTTACGGGGATGGTTGCGTAAGACCTCAAGGCGGGAATACTCAACCAGTAGTTCCTGTTACTTTAACGACGTGGACAACTAGAGCACAAAACACATTTCATAAAGCAGATGGTTCTTTGTCTAATTATTCAAGTGTTAGTAATTTTAATGAAAATGATAAGGGATTGTTTATCGCAGGAGATGGCACTTCTGTTTCCAAAAGTTATTTCCTAACCTACGATGGCTACTCCTACGCAATTCCACTATTTAGGGTTAAAAGACGGAATTCATCGGGTTTTAGTCCTGCTAATCCGAATGGGGCGAAAACCTTTAAATTAATGCCTATTAACATTGTAACTGTGTCATCTGGATATACCGCTCAATGGACGTTTGTTAATACAATAGACTATGATAGTGTTAATGTTGGAGATAGTTTGTTTAGTGGATTTCCTGTAAAAATACTATCTAAAGATGGAAGTAACAAAATAACTATTTTTACTAATGTCGGATGGGGAACTTATAATAATGTAAATTTTAATGTAGTCTCAGACCATCCCCAATCCCCCTACTCCAACGTAATCGACTCACGCGACATCACAGACTTGAGACACGAAACAAAAGCTCAATATAATTATGATTACATTGCCAGAAAAGCAGATGACCAATTCAAGCGTGGAGAATTAAGTCCTAAGAAACTGCTTGCTACACATCATGGAATACCTAAGAGTGAAGTGGATGCTAACACTGTTTTTTATGCTAGTTTGGATGCGACATTAGTTCCTGAATTTCCTCTAGCTAGTTCTGCTATGAATCTTGGTACAGGATCATTTAAGCCGATGCCTACAGGAAGTGGATATAAGTTTAATGGAGATAGTGTTACTCCTATTGAAGTTAGTGGGTTGAGTGCTATAAGTGGAACTATTGACTTACTTGTTAATTTTACGGATTTTAATTCAACAATAGCTAATAGGATTTGTACTTTTGCTGATTCTAATGGTTATTCTGCTTTAGCAGTGAATCAGGCTAGTAATAAGAAACTCAATTTTTATATATATTCTAGTACATTAGGAACTAACACAGTTATTCAAGTTGATACAACCAATTTATTAGGATCACACAAAGTTAGATTAACATGGACACTGAATGGAACGATGAAGGTTATTATTGACAACACTTTATTTGGGTCAATTTCGTATACCTTACAAATGATACAACCAACCCAGTTAGTTTTAGGGGCATCCAGAGTAGGGTTAGGAGCTTGGTCATCATCTGGGACTGTATTAACAATGGCAGATTTTTCAATTTCTAACATCGACAGAGGAGTTATAGATTATCAACTCCCACCCGACTTCATCTCAGGTGATGCTATAATCATGCCAGCATACACCGACCAAAGACGCATTTTATCGCAATCTCAGACGACACAAACAACGAGTGGAATTGTCAAAGTAGGTACTACAGGTAGTAACAGAGGATTGACTACGTCACGTGCGAGTGGAAGTTGGACTAGTGCTGATACAATAACGATCATAGGTATGGCAGGAGAATTGATTAGTGGTGTATTTGATGCGGATACTGCTTTGGCTAGAATTGTTAGCGCAGATACCACCAATAATACAATCACTTTGGATACGTTGAGCGCCATAAGTGATAATGATGTGGTTAGCATATTTTTAAGTGACATGTCGCCTTCCTATACAGGAGTGTATGTAAAAGTTATTGATGCCACCAATAAAATTATTGAACTATATCAAGATATCGGTCTTACAATTAAAAAATTGACCTATTCAACATGGATTAACGGGAAAATTCTTGAAACCACTGCGTCATCCTCTGTACCTCTTGCTTATCACATGGTAGCAGGAGTCAAAACAGCAGTGGTAGGAACATGGGCAACACTAGGAACTAATGTAGCAACATTCACCCTAGGCACAAATGCAGGGCTTACAACTCAAGATATTCAGATTGATTATTCAATGATTATGCCAGCAGGTCAACCTGCTTTGAGTGTTCCTACTACGATTACTTTGATGGGTGAAGCAGGGTTCAGATTACCGTATGCTAATCAGACTATTGTTAGTGATTATGCTAATAAGGTTAGTGGACGCACATGGGAGAATCCGAATATTGCTAAGACATTAAGTGGAATTGTAGCAAATAATCCTGCTCCTAGTGCATTTGTTAATGAATTGATTACGAGTGAATATGCTAAGATGTTTGTTCAGGATGGCACTGTTACGACATTTAGTACGAGCGTTAATGGTGAGCAAGCTTGTATTTTGTTAGGTTTTGACTTGATTAAGATTGCTG